TCTGTTGCATGTTGTCTAGATTGTACATGAAAACTTTTGATGCCTTTGTTTTTAAGGAATGCATGTACAAAATTCATTCTAATCATTTGGTTTAATGTTGCATTCCAGTCTTCATGATAATTTTCGTAATATGTTGTTACTGTTTTCTTAAAATTGTTTTTGTCTTTATCAAACCAAAAAGTTCTAGGCATGTGATCATCTAAAAATCCAGGTAACATATGTAATTTTCGTTTGTTATAGTCACTGTAAATAGTTTCTCTATCGTTGTTTGACCACATAACAACTACTACTGTATTTTTTGTATACTTAGAGTAATCAACTATTGCTTTAGTGATCATTAAGTTGCTTGACCCTGGCTCTGATGCATTGTCAATTTTCATTCCTTGAAGTTTGCCTAATATGCTAGGCCATGCTTGCTTACTAGCTGTAGGTCCATTTGAACCATCTTCAGCTATGCAATCTGAAAGCCCATGACCGTATGTAAAGCTACAGCCAAATGTAACTAGTTTGTAATCTTTCCAGCCCATATATTTTTCCTTGCTCCTGTATCAAAATCAAAGTCCCAATGATCGATATCTTTCTTATACCATTTTGCTACACGTTGCATTGTGTTGCTGTTGTACAATGTTCTGTAGTCTTCTTTAATACTTGTTACGTTTCTTGACCTTGGCATTTCCGTCATACCAAAATATGCCATAGTATCTTGTTTTAAGTTTTCAACACGTAGTATGTCACAACGTACATTACCTTCATTATCTACTACATGATCAAGCTGAGGATGCCACCCTCTAACAGCTCTATACCATGTATATTTTTTATCAATCCATTTATTACGTTCACCTAAAAAATGTTCTAGTGAGCGTGTATCAGCGTATGATGGATCTATATTACCTCTTTGTACTGCTTCTTTAGCAAACAAATATCTACTAACAACTTTGCTCCAAGGATTACGTACAACAGCAAACGCTTGATGTTGATCTGTAATATGACTACTAACATCTCTCCAACGTGCATGTTCTACACCTTTAACATCACGTTCATTATAACTTTCCATAGTATGTTTAAAGTCTTTAAAATTTGCAATCCATTTGCGATGCACAGGAATAATATGTTCTAAGAATGACTCACTGCCACGTATAGTCATACCAGCATTTTTTGGAATATGTATAAACAGTTTTTTCATTTTTTAATTCCATGCGGAGATGGTCTACCATCTTTTCCTAAGTTTACAAAAACAATTCTATCTACACTTGTAATTGTTTTTTCTGTTCGCTTATTCCTTACATCACACTTAATAGTTATGCTTGTAGTACCTAGTTTAACAGTCTCCATTCCAATTTCAATTATATCACCTCGTATTGCACTATGGTGGAAATCAATATTACTCATTGCTCTTGTAACGACTCTGTCGTTGTCTAACTGACAGCTACAATAAATGTAAGCCTCTTCGTCTATCCAGTCTAACACACGACCTCCAAACAGTGTGCCGTTACTGTTTAGATCTTTGTGTGCAATCATTTTTCTAGTAAAATATTTCATTCGTACCTTGTATATTCTTTTTCTTCTACAATACTTGACTTTGTAATTACGTTAATTAATTTTTTAATTGTTGCACGATCATCATTTTTAATATACACATCTCTAGCAAGTTCTACAAACTTTGATCCAAAACTTTTATCAGCTTCACACTTACGTTTTCCGTTTTCAATGTCCCATAATTGTTCGTTAATTTCTTGTAGTTGTTCTACTAGTACATTAACTTCTGGGTCATTAGTAAATGCTTTGTCTTCTAAATATTCTAATTCTTTATTGACGTTTGCAAGTTGGTTTTGGTTTATAAGTTTCTTTTGTTTAATCTTAAGTATAGTAATCTTGTCAAATAGTTCGCCAACAGATACTTCAATTGATACCATCATTTATTTTAATCCCGTTATCTTTAGCCCTATGCATGTGATGACTCCAGCGGTCCTTAGGGCTCAGTGTATATATGTGAATGTTCTCTGGAAGAAAGTAAACTTGTGACATATGCAAAAAGCCACTGTCAACACCAACATGATAAGTTGCTTTTGACATAGCGTATGCAATATGTTTTAGACTATCTCTTAATAGTACATCTTTTGATTCTCCACCTACTACAACTATTTCGTAGTCTTTATACTTGTCTAGTATTGCTTGGCGTTGTTTAGGCTTAATCATACGCTTCTTAGACGTGCTATCAAATTGTACTGTAATAAACTTTTTAGGAAGTTTAATGTCTTGTGGTTCTGCTTCTAATTGCGGAAAGTGTGTAAGGTATGGCGTTAAGTCAACGCCTTCTTTTGGTTCAAAGCGTTGCGGATAGTCTGCATATATTTGTGCATGTCCGTTGTAAGTACGTCTTACATAGTTAACAAAGTCTACATTATCTGTAGGCTCACAATCAAGGTGTGGCATAATTGCAACACTTCCTTTAGGAAATAAACTTATTATCTCTGGCCAACTTTCTGGCTTGTGCCTATTCCATTGATACTTTGTAAGATGTAAAGTTACTGGACTTTTTTCTATTAGTCCGTAGTTGTATGATAGTAATACACTGTGTATCCTGTCTCCTAATCCAGGTGCACCGTAGTGAAAGTTTTTCTTTACAGTACTATATGCTCTCATTACTAAGTGTTTCAATTTATCACCCGCATCAAGTCTTCAACGTTCTCACCTTTTTGTGGTAATAGATCTTTTAAGAAAAAATGTATAAAATATGCCTTAGGTATTTGTGCATCATCAATACCTTTAAACAATCCATTCCATCTCCAGTCCATATTAAGTGTAGGAATCTTTTCTTTCTTTACCCAATAGTTGAGTAACATTTGATCGGTTGACCATTTGCGATACCCAATACCGTCAACAAAGTCTTTAAACTCTGGCCTACGTATAAACTGTTCTGCTGTTTGTCCTTGTAAGAATGGTAAAAATTTTTGACAATTAATTACCATCATTCCCATATTATAAAACTCAGCACCTCTATGATCCCATTTCCAATCTACATCTGTAAGGTTTTCAAATGCGGCTTTCGAATATTTTCTAATTTTGCTTTTGTATTTTTTAGCACAAGGCAGTTCACGTTCTGCTACAGCACCAAACGCATATTCATTTGTTAAGTCTTCAAATATATTTGGTGCAGTTGGTCGAATATAAATGTCACTGTCAACTATTGCAACTTGATCATATTTGTGTAAGTGTGTAAACGCATTTTCTTTTTCGTATATAGGCATGTAGCCAAGACGCTCAACGGCTTCTTTACTACGTCCTGTTACAGCCATGTCTGGCCTAATTTTTAAGATTGGATCGTTTTGTACAATATGTTCAATACCGTATTTTGCACAGTATTGTCTTACACTTTCAATACAATGCAAGTACAGTTTGCTTTGTGCGCCAACTGCTACTTGATAAATCATTCTCTTCATGATAGATCCTTTGTAAAACTTACGTTTGTTTTGTATGTAACTTTACTATACTTATCGAACTTCATATCCACAATTCCATCGCATAGCATCCAGTCTGCGGGCATTGCTCCGTTAGCATGTACCCAGTTTAATATCTTCTTTGCTCCGTATGGTGTAATACGATAAGCTCTAGCACCTTCATACCAGTTGCCAGGAGGTATAGGTTTTGCTTTTTTAAATCCTTCAAACTTATATACATCACAGTCTTCATATTCTCCCATTGGTTTTTTAAAAACAACATCATGTTCAAATATACATATTGGTGTATTTGTTTCGTGGCATTTTTGCCACAACAAGTATTGGCTTAAAAAACATCCTTGTGTACCTGGTCGAGCAAGCAAACGCTCTGCTTTTTTATGTTGGTATACTTTTAAATTACAATCAGCAAGGCCTTGTTTCATACCGTTAACGCCTTCATACAATTCTAAATTCCAACCATGTTTAGTTCCTGTTTCTAATGCACGACTAGCCATACTAACACTATTAGGATAACTTGGTAGATAGATTATGTATCCAATCATTTTGTTGTTTCTACCTGTATTTCTTTCATTACTACTTTATACCAGTGATGTGGTAACCATTTTAATTGTGCTTGTTTAAACTTCAAACCTTCTTTTTTATTACCTTTACCTGTACTAAAAACATTATTCTTTTTAATACCCCAACTATTCCAGTTATATCCAATATGATTGTAATCGTTACCCATATTCTTCCATTCAGCCATTACTTGTCGTAGTACTACTTGATCTACAAACCAATAACATCCGTTTTCAAATGCTGTAATCATTCTTCTAGCAAATAAGTTACGCCATTCGATACCTTTAATATCTATGCCTGGACTTAATGCACTAGCAATAAAAATATGTTGTTCTTTTGGCTTAGGCATAACACCAACAACATTAGTTACTTCTTCAAACTCGTGTCCGTGGAAACCGTTACGTAATATACTGTCGCAATCAATCTGTAATACTCTTTGGTGTGGGTATGTAAATATTTCTGCCATACGTATGAATCTTACACTAGCCAAGTATGTACGTCTAGCAATATAATCTATATCACTAGTTTTAAAAATTTGCATTCCTTCGCCCATCATATTTTTATTTTTAGGCAAGTCTTTATAAAACTGTTCGTTAGTATCTTCCCAAGTATATGTAAATTTGTATCTGCCCATTAAGTCTTTTAAGAGAGCGTGATCAATATTCCCTTCATTAATAATATGACAATGTACGTGTACCCAACCTACTGTTCTATTAATACTTTGTTGTAGTGCAAATCCATGTCGATCAAAGTAATCGTAGTCGCAACTAAAGTATATTATATTTGGTTCTTCTCTAGGACACATATGTCCTCTTAGTTCAGGAAGTTTAAACATCAATTGCTATCCCTGGTCTATATCCGATAATGGCATTTTTTTCTCCTCTGCCAATTTTTCTAATCATTCTATATCCAAGTGGTGCAAGTATGTGTCTAATTGTGTCAGCGTTATGTCCATAACGTATTGGGTGGTCTTTACATTCGTAAAGTATAATTGGTGAGCAACGTTTAATAGTTTCAAGGCCACCTTGTGCAACAAAAGGTTCATACCCTTCTGCATCAATTTTGATAAAATCAACATCTTCTAAATTATAAAAATCTAAAGGCATAATTGGTATATCGCCTCCTTCAACATCTGGAGCAACGTGTGTACTAAAACTTTTATTTGTTGTTTTAATAGAAACATTATGTTTGCGTTGTCCAAGTCCTACAGGATATGTTGTTACGTTACCTACTGCACGAGACTCTAAGTTATAGTTCATACATTCGTAAATTTTTGGATTAATTTCATATGCGTGTACATGTTCAAAACTTTTTGCCATTTGAAATGCTGTGATACCTACATGTGCACCGACATCAACTGCTGTACGCCACTTAGCACAATAGCTCATTGCTGTCATTAATTCTATATTTTGGTAATTGTTAATATCGCCATTACCTTGCTTCTTTGCACTCTTTAAACAAATATCATTTTTAAGTGATCGCCATCCGTCTATTTCAGTATACATTATTGCTCCACTTGATATTTAAATGTTACTGCCCAAGCATCACCATTTGCATATTCATCTCTTTTAAATTGACTGTGTGCAATATGTTCTAACATTTCTGTTCTATCAAAACCATATTGTTTTTCCCAATGCTGTACTGCACTTTGTCCTAATACTTCAATTGGCTTGCCTAAACACAATGCTTCAACTACTGCCATACTATGATATGTAATTACTTTTTTAGCTTTCATCATCATAGGAAGTATCTCTTGAAAACGTTGTCTACGTTTGCCTTCTTTTTCTCGTATAATTAATTTTCCTGGAAGACTGTCATACCAACATATTGTATCTCTTCGCCATGTGTGGTAATCTTCACCTAAGTATTTAAATATGTTACTATTATTAGGCATTACTAAAAGGTCATATTCACCTTCGTTATTCCAAGGTTGCCACAAACTTTCATCTATTTCAAGTTTCCATGCACGACCTTTTCCTGGTATAGGACGTACTTTTGTGTTCTGTAAAGAGTTATAACTTATTCTATAATATTCGGGTGTCTTATGTTTATGATTACCTATGTATCCGTTATCTAAGTGAAAGAAGTTAATACTAGGATCTCTACGAATAGCATCAAACACCCAATCATCAAACGGATGACTAAATGCTAGATACCTATCTTTTTCAATTTCTTCTGGACGTTCTATTGTTTTTACATCACAATGTTTATAAAGATAAGAAAACAGTTGTCCACGTAACTCTTTAGAACTTTTTGGAATTTGAAATTTATACTGATGCATCTTCCATACCCGCAACTCTCAGTTTGACAACGTTTGTTATCTGCCACTGTTTTTGATCAAGACCTTTCAACAAGCCTAACCATTTGTTACGAAGTAATGCAAACTCATTAATAATCTTTTCATAGTCAACAACGTCTGCTTCGCCGTCAACATATTTTTCAACATCTCTGCTGGACAAAGCACGTTGATAACTTTCAAGATATTTCTTAAAAAATGAACTACGTAATCTACGTAGCTCAATATTTAGATAATTTAATATAGCTTCAATCTCTTGTAACTGATTGAAACGCTGTTCAACGATACCGGGCATTTCTGCCGCGGCACGTTCAACATTGCCTTTTAGTTTTACTTCACTTCGGGCCTCAATAAGTTCGTCTTCAAAGAACTTAATTGCGTTGGGAATCTTATTGATATCTCTAGCTACTTCAGAGTAATATCCCATTTAATCTTCCCAATCTTCTTCGTCATCATCTACATCTTCTTCAAGATCTAAATAATAGTTAATAGCATTGTCTAAGATATCACAACTGCCTAGTGCATCTCTAAAACATTGATCATCAGCACCATAATCGGCACATGTATCTACAAATGTTTCAGCTGTTGTTTCGATAGTTTTTTTATCGATGCTATCTTTAAACGTATTCCACATGTCAACTACAAGACTACTATCCATATACTTTACTCCTGTTCAATAAGTTCTGCTTCTACGACAGCCTCTACTTCAGGCATATCCTCATCGATATTTACCACAGGCGTAGTTTTCTCGTCGTATTCTGACATAATAAGATTCATCTTTTCTGGAGTCATCCATGCCTTACGATAATCAAGATGTTCTTCACCTTTTAGATCGATATACTTGAGTCTATTGCCTTGTTTTACTAACAAGTCTTTCTTTTCAAACAGTTCAATAAGACCACTATAAGGATTCATACCTGTTTCGTATGGAATCTTTACTTGTACGCCTTCAAACGGTTTTGCATAACGAGTTTTCATTACTTTACAACCTGCTCTAATACCACGTACTTCACTGATCTTATTACCAGCTTCATCTTCTTTTAGTTTCATCTTTTTCATTGCAACAACAATACTTGATGCATAGATAAAGCCCTGTCCACCACTGATTTTGTCATCTGGATCAAACATATCTTGTGATGCGTATGTATGGTTAGTACATACTAGTCCTACGTTGTAACTACCAATCATGTTAACAGTATTTCTAACAAGTGATGTTAGTGCTTTAGGCTTACGACCCATATCACCTTTCATATCACCTTTTTGGAACTGATCAACATCTGTTGGTGTTAGTAACATACCTAATGAGTCAACTACAAACAATACTTTAGGACGATCTTCTTCGTTCATTGCTTTATAGTCTATCATAAATGTACTAATAGTTTTTGCTACATCATCGATCATTGACATATTAAGTTTAAGAAGTTTATCTTCTCCAGTGTCAACGTCTAATGCTTGTAACCAACTTTCATCAAGTGCATTCTCTGAGTCAATTAATACTACAAAGATACCTTGATCTTGTGCGTGTTTTACAATATTACCTGCACAGAAATAACTTTTACCTGCGCCTGATTCTCCTGCAAACACTGTTACCTTACCTAGTGGAACGCCTCTATGAAAGTCGCCACTAATAAGATAGTTTAGTGCATATGAGCCTGTGCTAATCCAATCTGTTGGATCATTAAAGCCACTACTCATACCTGTTATACTTTTAGTCAAGTCCTTACGGAACTTACTAACGTCAAATGATTTAGCCATAGTTTCTCCTTGTGTAAAGCTAATGTAGGGGAAATTAATCCCCTACAAACGATTAATTATTTTATGATTGACGTGCTCTAATCATTGATAAAATGTCTTCAGCTTTGCCTGATGGCGGTACTTCAGCTGTAGTTGCCACAGGTGCCGCTTCTGCTATTGGAGCAGTTGCCGCTACTGGTGCTACCTCTGGTGCTGGAGTTGCCGCTGGTGCCGCTGGTGGTGCCGCTGGAGCAGGTGTACCCGCTCTGTTCTGTGGATCACCTGTTCTTGCCGCCATTCCCGCTGGACGGAAATATTGACCAAAACGATCCATGTCATATGCTTCACCATCAACTGATGCTTCAAACATTTCCTTCATAACTTTTACTTCAACTTCTGAAGGTTGTTTTGGAAGGAAATCACTTAGATTAAACAAACCATTTGCATTAACTGCATTCATTTCAGCATCTGCTAATGGACGCTCTCTACGTGCCCAGTTAGATGTTGAATAGTCTGCATAACCACCTTTGGATGTTTTATTAAGACGGAAGTCTACGCCAGCAGTATAATCTGTTGGTAATTCTTCCATGTCTGGATCCATTAGTGCCGCTTTAATAATTTGGAAAATTTGTGGACCAATTATGAACCTACGTACAGGATTTTCTGGTGTTGAATCCTCGTTAAGAGCATTCTCTGTTACAAATCCTTGAAATACGTATGAACGCTTTTTCCAGTACTTACGACCCATGTCTTCTAAACTTGGATCTTTAAACCATGCACGTACCTCATTTAAGATATCGCATGTTTGTCCGTACATTTCCATACACGGAACTTGCACTTGTACAGGACGTGAGTCTGTCTCACCTTTAATTCCTGCAAATGGAAGTTTGATCATCAAACGTTCTTTCCAAAAGAAAGTGTTTGTGTCGTCTCCATCTGGAAGGAATCTTAGAGTTGAACTCTGTCCTTCTTGCATGTTCCAAAATGGGAAAATTGCGTTGTCACCGCCTGACGAGCGATTGCCGCCAGTGTTGCTTTCTTGTTCTTTCAGTTTAGCTCTGATTTCTGCTAGTGTTGCCATAATATAAGCCTCCTATGTGTTTTATTGCCTTATAGCTGTTTTGTATTGCCTAAATGTGCATTACTTTATATATAATACACTCTTGTACTTATAAAGTCAACCTTTATTTTGACTTTATTCTGAAATTTGGTTATCTTAGTCCTGCTAGGGCCTGGATACGTGCCATTTCAGTATCTTGCAAGCGTAATAAGTCTGTCATTACTGCTTGTGCTTCGTCAACCATCTCATCACCGTACTGTTTTTGTACTGCTGTTAAGACCGCTGTTTCACCTTTAGGGAAAGCATTACTAGTATAATCGTACATACCTTTAATGAATTCATCTAATGGAATCTCGTTCTTTTGCTTCAATTCGTCACCGTTTCCTTTTGGACTGATGTCGATTGTTGTAGCATCATTGTCGTCTTCTCTTTTGTCATCACCAAATATCATTTGGAATATTTTGTATCCGCCTAGTAATAGTGCAACAACTATTGCACCTGGTATAGCATATTGTTTTGCAATACTTGTAACTTTAGATAGATCTGGCATATTATCTAGTGCGCCGGCCGCCATTGATTTAAGATCGTCTGCGGTATTTGCAACTGTTGCGCCTGCACTATCAATTGCTGATTTTGCTTGTCCAAGTAATGCTCCAGCACCGTCAGCAACATCGCCTATTTTATCAACACCTTTTTTAATACCTACCGCAGTGTCTACTGCTCCTACCGCTAA